CCCGATCATGTATTGAGGTTTGCGGGTAACCTGACGCTGGCACCAGCAGTCAGTACGGGGGCGAAAGAAGCAAATGGTACAAGTCCATGTGCCGCAATCGTATTTCCCGTGCCGACTGCAAGTGCGCAGCACCGAGCAACCGCACTTGAACACGGTATGCTTGGAGCCTCCGCTCTGCGCATCACCAACGAGTCCGTAAACCCTGTCGTAATCCATCTTCCGCAGTTCTGCGAATGACGGCAACGTCGTGGGACAACGGACGCTGATGAGGCGCGCAGCGGAAAGGAACAGCCGAATGTGGAGATTAAAAACCTCCTCACTATGCTGTGCCAGTTCCATCACTGCGTTCTGCAAGGTCATCGATGTCAGTGTTGCCTGATCAAAGGATCGCGTCTTATTCCACCGACACATATCTAGGATAGTGTCAAGTTGAAGAGGCGCTCTCCACCTTGCTTCGGCACTGTCAAACACGAAACTCCGTTTCAGAAACTGAATCTCGTGTAGCATCTTGTAGGGCACTAACTTCCCTGATTTGACCTCGTCGGTGTATGTCATACCAAAGGTCGCGTAGGCATCTGCCATGGTTTCCTGGTTAAACCAGTCTACCACGTGCGGGGCGATATTTGTCACATCGTCGTCACCATAGTTCACATGAGAAACAGTTTCCTCAAAGCAAAGCATGGTGGCGGCGGCGGGACAATACCTCTCCGCGCAAAGCAGATACGCTACGCGCACGATGATGGAATGCACCAGCGAGTTCAGGATGCTTGTGAACGGACAGCCAGACGGCTGTGAGTGAGTCCACGAATAAACTGTGTTACCCGAGATGTGAACGGAGTTAACTATTTCAAGCCACAGGAGTGACCTGATCTGGTTTTCCTCCTCCCAATCCTCGGTATCAGACAAGCTGTAAAACACATTGATTATCCGCAGAGCCTCCCACAGCACATCGGCAGGCAACGTGCCGTCGTAGTTAGAGAAATCTCCAGCTACAACGGCGCTTCCGTGCTTGGTCAATTTGGCAACCACGCGTCCCCAATCAAGGGAAAACACGTTGATACCAACGCAACTTTCTGCTACCACGTTATTCCGGGTAAGGTGGGCAACGAAGCCGTCAAAGTAACGACGCAACAATAGCGTCATCACCATTTCTCCTGCGGAGAATAGACGGGTCTTCCCTGCTGCTACTCGGTCGAGTGGGCGCAGTTCGTCTTTGAGCGTATCAGTCCAATAGTGGCCGAGTCGCTCACCTCGGCTCAATTTGGCAACGGCTTCATCGTAAGCCTTCAGCAGTTCGGGATGGTCGAAAACATATTCGTCCTTCCCTAGCCACTTGGTCTTACCTTCGCCCGACTTCACCCAGCCGTAACCGGGAGACGTCGAGCGGTTGATTCCGGGGTAACGCAAATCACCAGGGATCCCAGCAATGCTTTCCTCAAAAGTGAGTACTCGCATGTCGGAATCCCTAGCGCGCATGCATACCATCTGCTCGACTGCATACGACGCGATCGCCAGCTGAGAAGCAGGCATTGAGTATGAAGGTGTGGTGACTTTCACCATTGCTAAAAGCAAAGGATCAACCATCTCACCATCACACTCACGCCTGAATTTTCTCAAACGGGCTGGGGCTCGCGTCGGAGCACCGAACAGCTCAGCAACTGGTGATGCTCGCATCGCGGTTTCCCGCGACGAGAACACCTTGCTCCTCGCTGTTCCGATGTACGTCACTGCGCCTGTGAAGGCTTCCTTGCATGTCAGCGTTCCGTTCTCTGCCACCACATCAATTGGAGTGTCAACCGCGACCTCTGCATTCACATATGAATGTTTGTGCTTCAGTCTCGGTGCTAACTCCTCCTTGAGGCGGTTCAGCACAGCCGTGTTAATGGCTGTCGCGGCGCCTGTGTAGGGCTGGCAATTGTCAATGCCAGCCATGTGAACACCACAGATCTTCCTGGTGAAGCGTTTATCAAACGCTACCACCAGAGAACCACAGTCACCGGGCTGTGTCTCGAGTGCATACTTGTAAAAGTTTCGCACGCGGGACACAACCCCGTTATGGTTCAGATCAAAGATGTTCACATCGTCGGGCTCGCACAGATTCGTCTCACGGTACACGGGAACTCCATGGCCGTCGGCGGAATATCCCACCACACATACCTTGTCTAGGCTAGTGTGGCGGGAGAAATCCTCCGGGGTCATAAAGAATTGCGTAAGAGACGTGTGCATGGGTACGTTTCTCGGACACTCAACGATAGCAAGATCTCTCTCGCCAAACTTGGGGTCTGTGTCAGGTATGGTGGCGCCTACTACATCTTCAAGATAGAAAATATACTCAGCGTTTCCCATTCGTCGGGTCAGACGAACCTGGGCCTTCAGAGACCTCCAAATGTGTCGGTTTGTCAAACCAACACGTCCGGAGATCATCGTAAAGGTACCCAGATTCAGCCACTTCTGGTCTTCAGTCTGTCGGGTGGAGATCATGTACATGTTGACATACACCTTACGGCGTATTTCAGCGGCATTCTGGTCAGAAAAACTCTGTCCAGGACCGCTCACGTGTTCGGGCTGTACCGAGGAGGTCGATTGCTCTCGCTCCTCTAGTACTTCGGTCTTTACAACGGGGGCGCTTTTGACAGCGCCGTCGCCGTAGGCTTCAGTATTTGTCATAATACGTGCTTTCACAGCTGGTTCATGGTAGTGCTCTGTCTTCACAACCGGACGACCAGTCCCGGAGTCGCTGGGGTAACCAGCGGCTTCGGAACTGAGCGTCGCGGATATGAAAGGCACAGCACCCCACTTATAACAGCTGATTTTAGCTCGTGTGTAGACGGGGTTGCCTGCAATCGGGACCACCAACGTGTGGCCCTCGAGCAGGTGTGCTTCGAGTCGCTTCATGTGATCGGCATCTTCACTGCCACACTTCTCAAACATCTTAGTGAACAGCCACGTAAAACATGGCATTATCACGTAAGTCATCAGAGTTGCAATGGCAGTTCCGGTAAACAGACACACACAAAATGTCCCAAATG